CAGGGGCGACCCTGGCGTCTGTTGTCGCGCAGACCGGGGTGTCCCCCTCGACCGTTTCCCGTATCAAGCGCAAGGAGAACCTTGTCGCGAAGCAGCACAAATTCGCACAGGACGAGGTGGACGAGATCTGGAACATGTGGGAAGAGGGGCTTTCTGTGGAAGGCATCGCCCGTAGAAGGGGGCTTTCTTCCGCATCTGTCCGTGGCCTGAAATACCGCGCAGGGATGTGTCGAAGCCACTGGACGGACTTCAAAGTCCTCGCGAACAACCTCATCCGGGACAAGGACGTTGCCCTGGTTGGCACGAAGCGGTTCAAAGTCCTCGCGTTCTGCGACACGATCACCGCCATCGCTGAGCGCCACGGGGTATCGCGGAGAACGATCCGTCGCGCCCTGCTGGAAATCCCTGGGGCCACGATCGAGGAAAGGTGCTCCCCGCGCGGGAATTCTTCCAACAAGCTAGACCTGTGGTATCGCTCCTCCGATTTCTTCCAGGAGATGCGCGAAGAACAAGGTGTCCCCGCAATCGAATCAATGCTCGCGCACCTCAGGGCGGGGCGGGCGGTCGAAGACGCAATGGCGCGGGCAGGGGTAGAGGGGAACACCACCCTCATCCTCCGCAATTTCGTCCGGTATGAGCGGGGGAGCCCGGGTGACTGAGGCTAAGTTCCAGGCCCGAGTGATAGAAACACTCACGGGCCAGGGGATCTTGGTCCAGAAGTTCAGCGACCTGTTTGCCTTGGGAATTCCGGATGTGTTGGCGGAGCTCCCAGGCGTCCCAGACCCAGGAATCCCCCAGGGGCTATGGTTGGAGTTGAAATATCTTCCCTCGCGCCCCAAGCGGCAGAATTCGGGATGGTCCACGAAAGCCAAGCCTTCTGGGGCTCAAATGGGCTGGATGGGCCGATGGTGCGTGGGCCAAAAGCCGTGTGCTATGCTCCTTTGCACACCCGACGGGTGGATTTGCGTCCCTTTTGCTCAAATTTTGGCGTTTTTTGACCTTCCATACCCGAAAACGCTGCCTTTTTTCACAAAAAACACCCCAACATACGGGGCCATTTGCAGGGGTTTTGAGCAATGCAAACTCATGTGACCGTGGACATTAGGCCCCTGCTGCGAGTTCTGACGCGGCTTTCGGAGAAGAACGTCCCTTTCGCCTCCGCGAGAGCCGTGACAGAGTGCGCTAAATTCGTGAAAGAAAAGGCGTTATTAGATCTCCCGAGGGTGTTCCAAACACGCGGATCATGGCTTTCAAGGGGCATCAGGGTCCGATCGGCGGATTGGAGGCAAAATCCACAAATCGCATTCGTGGGCACTGTTGACCCCTACATGGCGCAACACCAGTTCGGGGCCTATAAGACACCACAGAACGCCGAGCAGGGCATCCCAGAGGCAGGGAGCCCCCTTCCTGGTGGCATGGAGATGCCTAGAGGCACCGCTGGAGGCAAAACCACGCCGAGGGGGTCAAGATGGCCCCGGCACCTCCTGGCGGCGATCCAATCTCGAAATCAGGCGCGCAGGACGGGCAAGCGGAATAGAAACAAAGCCACGATAAACAAACTTTTAGTCATAAACGGGGGCGGTGCGCGAGCTATTGTAGTTCGTATAAAATTTGGGAAGGGGTCCAACTCTGGCAGGGGCCAATTCAAGGTTTTATGGTTCTTGACACGAAAGCCGGTGGAAATACACAAACGATGGTATTTCTTAGAGAAGGGCCATTCTCAAATTATGAACACTCTGCCATGGTTCTTACGAAAGTATATGGACGAGGCGATAAAAAATGGGTAGACAGACATTCACCTCCGCAGACATCATTGCAATATGCGGTATAAACGCATCCACATTACAGGCGCTCGCATCAAGCGGTAAAATTACGCCTTCCGTGAGTTTTGGCAATTACGCAGATTCGACCATTCGCGACTACATCTCGTATCTGAAAGAGCGTGCCGAAGTAGAGGTCGCCGAGGCGGCATCGACCACGCCAGAAAAGAGGTATCGTCACTACCGTGCGGTGGAGGCGAAAATGAAGGTAGAGGTAATGGCGGGGATGTTGGTAAGGGTGGAAAGGGTCGAGGCTTCGATTTCCGCCATGGCCGCGCGCGCGGTTTCCCGCCTCCAGGCAATCCCCGATGCGGTGTGCTCCGAGCTTCAGGCTATGGTCGGGGAAGGCAGTGATGAACTCCTCGCAAGGGTCCGGAAATTGATCGATCAGCGAATCCGGGAAACGTGCGAGGCAATCGCGGAAGTCGAGGATTCGGACCTCACGGACATTTCTCCAGGCATAGAGGAGCTTGACGATGACGACAGCGACGACGGCAGTTGATCGTCGGACATCTTCGCAGAAGCTTTCTACTGCGTGGGGAACAGCATGGACCCCTCAGCCCGACCGGACGGTGTCGGAATGGGCAGACCTGTATCGGGTGTTGCCCTCCGAATCCTCAGCAGAACCCGGGAAGTGGCGTACAGACAAAACGCCCTATTTGCGTCAAATCATGGACGATTACAACGACTACAGGGTGAAGCGTATCGTCCTCATGTTCTCCGCGCAGATGGCAAAAACCGAACTGCTGTTGAACATGATTGGTTTTGCCATCCATCATCACTGGGGGCCATTGATGATGATCCAACCGACCGGGGACATGGCGCAGGCATTCGTGAAGGACAGACTTAGCCCAACGATCCGGGACACCGAGCCGTTGCGGATAAGGGTTAGAGATACGAAGAAGAAGACAGAAGAAACGCTTCAGCACAAGAAATTCCCGGGCGGACACCTTACGATCATCGGGTCTAACTCGTCGAGCCAGTTAGCCAGCCGCCCCATCCGGGACGTATTTGCGGACGAGATCGATAGATGGCCCCGAAGCGTAGGTAAGAACGGACAGGTGGAAGGCGACCCGTTTAGTCTGGTGGAGAAGCGGCAAACTACGTTCTGGAGCCGGAAAACGGTCGTGACAAGCACCCCCACGGTAAAAGGGCTTTCCCGCATCGAGTCCTTGTTTGAAGACGGGAATATGAACCGGATGCACGTTCCTTGCCCACATTGCGGGGCGCTCCAGACCTTGAAATGGGCGAACGTCAAGTGGCCCGAGGACCGTCCCGAGTTGGCGCACTACGAATGTGAGCATTGCGCGGGGGTTATCTTGGACTCCCACAGACAGGAGATGCTCCAGGCGGGACAGTGGGTCCCCGAGCATCCCGAGCGTGGAGTCCGGATTTCAACATATGCCATCAATGAATTATACTCCCCGTGGCGCGGGTTCCCCGCTATTGCCATGGATTTCTTGGAAGCCAAGAGGGGAGGCCCCGACACCTTGCGGGTGTTTGTCAATACGGTGCTAGGGGAGACTTGGGATCACCATGTTGGCGAAGTCATCGACCCCGACGCCATCGAGCATCGAGCCGAGGCGTATGCTGCGGTGGTGCCTCGCGGGGTCGCCTACTTAACTGCTGGGGTGGACGTTCAGCACGATCGCCTGGAGTTATTGATCGTGGGTCACGGAGCCAATGACGAGAGATGGGTCATTGCCCCGCCCAATTCCGAGGGGGCACCCCACGCCCCGATCGTGGTTTGGGGATCGCCTGCCGTGGACTCGACTTGGAAATTGTTGGACAAGTGGTTGTTTTCTTCCTATCCCCATGAGTGCGGGAAGCAGTTGAAAATATCTTTGGCATTGGTTGACTCCTCTGACGGAGCCACCCAGGAGCACGTTCTTCGATACACCAAGGCACGGGGAGCCCAACGGGTGTTCGCCTGTAAGGGCCTTTCCCGTGAAGCCCCTCTTGCGTCACGCCCTACTGAATCTAATAGTGCAGGGGCCAAGGTATTCCCGGTCGGGACATGGTTGGCAAAGGACAGGCTTTTTGAGTGCCTACGGAAGGTAGTGGAGCCCGGGCCAGGGTATATCCACTTCCCTTTAGGTCTCCCACCTGAGTTCTTTAAGCAACTTACCTCCGAAAAGGCAGTTGTGAAGATGCGGCAAGGTGTTAAAATCCGGGTGTGGACAAAAACCAGGGACCGGAACGAAGTTTTGGACCTCATGGTTTACAACTTGGCTGCGTCTTCCGTTCTTGACATTAAAGATGTTCCTGCAATGATTTCCGCGATTGATCGCGATGCGCCCATTGTCCGCAGGCGGCGCAAAGTTCTAAGCAAGGGGGTCGAATGACCGAGGCCGAGATCATTGTTCAGTTGGCGGGATGGCACAACACTCTAAGTATCCTGCAATCGGGTCAGCAATACACGGTGGGCGGGATACGGAACGGCAGAACACTCACCCGGGCGGACCTCCCAGAAGTGCGCGCCACAATCGACTGGCTAGAGGCGAAACTGGCAAAGGCCACCGGTGGCGGAACTGGCATTCGTATGCGGAAGGCCATCGTATGAACCTTCTGGACAAACTCGTTTCCGCGATCGACCCCATTCGTGCGGCAAAGCGTCAGCGCGCCAGGATGGCGATATCCGCCACGGAGTCGTGGGTCGGCGCAAGTAGTTCAAAGCGCACCCTGCGGAACTTCATTCCCTCACTCAAGCCGTCCAACGAGGAGAATGAAGGGTTTGGTGGAGGCTTGGCGTCTCCCCGCACTAAGATTCTCGCGCGCACCCGACAATTAACCCGCAGCAACCCCATAGCCGGGGGGGCACTGAAGACGATGGTCACGAACGTCATCGGCAAGGGACTTTCCCTCCAGATGCGGGTAGATTACGAGCGCCTAGGGTGGACCGAGGACCGAGCACTGAAGTGGCAGGCTGACGTTGAGGCACGGTTCGAAGCCTGGGCAACCTCCAAGAATTGTGACCTGCGTAGGACCCAGACGTTCTATGGAATGCAGCGGACCTTCGCCCGGCACTTTTTGCGGGATGGAGAAGGGTTTTTCATGCTCCCTTTCGTCAAGGTCGGGTCGGTTTCACAGTTGGCACTACAACTGGTGGACCCCATCCGCGTCAGCAACCCCAATCTTTCGGGGAACAAATACTCCGGAGAGGGCGCAATCGTTGCCGGAATCAAACTAGATACGTTTGGCGCTCCGATTTCATATTCCATTTCCCGCAAGGTTGACAACAACCGGGAAGTGTGGGACGAGCGTCCCGCGTTCGACAAGAAGGGTGGCCGACAGGTTTTCCATGTTTACGATCCCGAATACTGCGACGAATCTCGCGGGATGAGTATGTTTGCCCCGGTCGTGGATCAGTTCAACATGATCGACAAGTACACTGACGCAGAGTTGACCGCTGCTGTAGTGTCCAGCTATTTCACTGTGTTTGTGCAGTCTAAGAGTGGGGCGCAACTTCCCACGCTAGACTTCGAGGCAGACGATAGTCCCACCGACGAAGACGAAATCAAGCTTGGTCCCGGCGCGGTGGTCGAGATGGACGGGGACACCACGATCACTTCTGCGAATCCGGGAAGGCCCAACGACAAGTTCGACCCCTTCGTAGAAGCCATCCTCCGCCAGATCGGAGTGTCGCTGGGGCTTCCGTTCGAGATGCTCATTAAACATTTCAGGTCTAGCTATTCCGCTGCGCGAGCGGCACTGCTCGACGGCTGGAAATACCTGTCCACGTTGCGGGAATTCATTGGGGGGGAATTCTGCCAGCAGGTTTTCGAACGCTGGCTGGACTACGAAGTGGCAACCGGAAGGATCAAGGCCACCGGATACTTCGAGGACCCTCTCAAACGCTTTGCGTATCTCCGTACAGCATGGATCGGAGATTCCCCGGGATCTCTTGATCCCGTGAAGGAAGCCACGGCCCGAGAGATCGATCTGCGCACAGGCGTACTCGACCTGGACGAAGCGTGCATGTCGGCCACGGGATCGAGCTACATGGAGAAGCATTCCCGCCAAGTCAAGATTGCGCAGCTTCGCCGGGATGCAGGGCTCTCCGTTCCTGGAGGTGCGCCCATCGTGGCTTCCGCAGCCGAGGACAAATCCGACCCCAAGAAGGACAAACCCGATCCCGAGGACGATTCCACGGGCACCCAACAGGAGGATTAAATGGCCCTCGTGCTTGCCAACATTGGCGAAACTGAGCTTCTGGAATGCGCCCTCAAGGACGCATCCCCCGAAGCCCTGGTGCTGAAGCTCTACTCCAACAACTACGATGGGGTGGAGGCCAGCATCGCTGCGAACTTCACGGAAGTCAGCGGTGGTGGGTATGCGGCCAAGTCGCTCACTCGCGCAGGGTGGGGTGCTGCGGTGGCGGGCGACCCTTCCTACATTCTCTATGGCACGGCCCAGGTATTCGGTTTCACGGGTGCCGTGGCCGCAGTGGTGGGCTACTTCCTCGTGGGCGCGACCAGCGGCAATCTCTACTGGTCCGAACGGCTCTATGTGGGTGCGGGGCAGGCGTTCGCCAACGGAGACAGCCTTAGCGTGACCCCCCGCTTTGAACTGAGTTAGCGCCATGAGCGAACCAGTGGAAACCCCCCTGCGCCGTTCAACCGACACCCATTCAGAGGCGAATGCTCAAAGAAGGCACGACATTCTTCTGCACCGCGTTGACCGAGCGGGACGTGCCCTCTACGAGTATTTGGTCATCACGGCTTGCATCGCTTGTTTACTCACCACCTTCCAGACCTGGCAGGTGCTCAAGCGAATCGACCACGCCATGGTTATCAGCAATGACGCCATTAAAGAGCAGACGCATGTGCTGGAGCGCATCCACAAGGCATTGACTGATGAGAGGCGCAAATGAGCCAAGACATTCTGGCCTACAGCTTCGCCGGGGGGGCCGCGATGTTTCTCGTGAAGTGGCTGTGGACTCGCGTAATGGGTGGTCCCGAACAGAACATTCCAGCCCAGATCAAGGCGCTTGAAACCGCAATCAATCTCCGCTTCGTGGGTCTAGAGGAACGACTGGATGCCATCGAGGAAACCCTTCTAATCGCTAAGACCCTAAAGCCGATTGAGGATGCTGCCCTCACAAGCCTTAAAAGTGAACATGCGGCGAACATGCGGCTCGGGTCACATTGCGCTTACGCGGGACGGGGCGGTAGTTGTCCTATTCCGCCTACCGTCATCTCGCAGGCGCTGAGTTAAGGGGATTACCGATGAAATTTGGCGATGCAGTTAAGATCCTTCCCCCCTTTGATGGGGCCTTCCCTGATACCTACACCATTCGGGAGATTACGGGGACCACGGCCTTCCTGGATGGCGTTCCTGAAGGCTACGCCGATGCCTTCGACTTCTCGCACCTGGTGCTGGCATGACCGACTTCGCGACTGAATCCGATGTGATTGCCGGACTCGCAGGATGCACCGCCGCTGGCTTCTCGCAGGATGTAGCCAAGACCAGCGTCACCACTGTCAGCGGGTTTGATTACTCCGGATGGACGATGGGCGGCAACCCTGTCGCTGGTGCAGCCCCTACGACCTGGGTAAACCCAACCCAAACAACCACGGGTGCTTTGAACCCCAGGTATGTGAATGGCGGCTCGACCACCACGGCTCGCATTCTGTTCGCATCCCTTCGCTATTCGGTTGCCAATCAGCCCGTGATTTTCTACGACCGGGTCGGTCACATGGGTGGCCTGAGTGGGACCAATACGGGCGCACAGACCGTTGGTACTGCTTCGTCCCAGTTGACCACTCCCGCCTCTGATGGGCGCTGCGAGGCTGACGGTGGTGACTGTGACTGGTTCCTAGAATGGTATTCGGCAACGGGTTCAACCGCTGTCAATGCTACTTGCGCCGTGACCTACAGCGATAACTCCACGGGCAATGTCGTGGTGGCGCTTCCGGCAACAGTTCCAGCACTCAGGATGTATCGCATCCCACCGTCTAGCGCGAACCTGAGCATCAAGGGCATCAGCACTGTCACGCTCTCTGCAACCACGGGAACCGCTGGCAACTTCGGTGTGACCTGCACCGGA